CATCGTCCCACTGCGGGTCGCTGATCGCGACGATCGGGCGGTGAGTGGCGAAGAGGTTCCGCAGATCTGGCGGCGGTCCGACTTCGTCAGGATACTTGGCGTGCATCTCGATGGCGAAGGCCAACCCACCCGAAAGCGAGCGGAAGGCCTCGTTGGTCGCGTAGAAAATCGTGAAGAGTGCCATTATACTGTCTCCTGTCTGAGAAAGGTTCCTTCAGTGAGCTGGTCGATCGGTACTTCGGTCATGCCATAATCAGCGGCGTCGCAGATCCAGTGAGTGACGTCGCCCATGCGGTCGGTCTCTTCGCCGAACTCGCAGAGTGTGACCTCCTCCTCTTCGAATCCCTCGTCTTCATTTGCTGAGAGCAGAATTACCATCCCTGCTCTCAGCTCTGCCGGGTCGATCATCAGACCGTCAGCCCGAAGACGCCGATGTTCGTGCAGTGAAGGAAGTAGTGAAAGGAATCCTGGTCGGGGTTGATGACGATGGCGGCGAACCGGCCATCGGTGCGCTGGACGATGGCGGTGCTGTACGAGCCATTGCTGCGAGCGTTCTTCGTGAGAGCGATCTGCGCGTTGTGCTTGCTGGCGTAGCTGGTTCCCATCTCGTCTGCGAAGTCGTTGAGTGAGCGTTTCATGATATGTCTCCTGTCTAGTTGCGGTTTTCGTTGTGACGGCCGATCTGAAGCGCGCGTGCTTTCGCTGCGAGCTCGGAAGCGAGTTCCAGCTCTTCCCGGATGCGCGTCGGGACGAAGCCGGTGTCGAGCTGTTCGACTCTCTCCCAGCCCTGGTAAATGTCGTCGTACTTCGTGTCGTACACCTGGCCATCGACGATCGGCGTCCCGGTGCGAGGATCGTCGGAACCCTTGTCGAGTGTGTCGAGTTTCTCGACGAGGATGAAGCCGTGCTGGATCTGAAAAATTTTGCCGATCATCTTGCTGTCCTCTGTCTGGTTGGCGTTCTGTTTCATACTGAAATATATACTTAATAGAGAGTGTTTAATAAGCTTTTATGCTCTTGAGAATGTCGCAAAAGCTAAGCTGTTGCTAACAAAGGGTTTATGTGAAGAGTGTTTTGGGGCTCATGACCACTGGAGGGCCACTTTTCGGTATGGCTATTCGACTATATCCTCAGCCCGTTCGGTACTTCGCCACTCCACTTTTCGGATCTCGCCGCCGGGTCCGATGTGGAGGATGCACTGGCCCTGACTCGTACGATCACACAGCCGGCCATGGACGTAATCCAGCACCTTCTGATTCTTATCTTCCACCGGCAGCGTTCCCACCGGGACGACCTCTAAAGTACGGGGAGCCATACGCATCTGCAGTTGGGATGAACAGGGATGATGCTGGCGGCCTCGTCGAGAGTGAACTTCTTGCCCTCCAGAGCGTCGCAATCTGGGCAGACCCGTGCGTCCCTCGCCGTGGCGAACTCGGCAAATCCTCTCACCGTCTCAACCCCACTCTGTCGGAATCGAGTGAGAGTGGCGGTGGCATGAGACCTGATGGTCTCGGTTCTGGCGAGCACCAGACTTCGGTTACGGCTGAGCGTGTTGATGGTGTTGGTGATCGCACGGGCCACCGTCCTCGGGCTCTGCCCTGTGGCCAATCCCTCGGTTACGATTCGGCTCAGCTGCTGGGCCGTCGCATTCGTGATCCCCTGGAGCTCATTGAAGTTCCGACTGAAGAGGAGCTGGAGCTTCTCGACGTGGATCGGCTGGTTGAGGGTCTGGGCCAACACCCCAGGAGGTGGGTCCACTCCGATGGCCCGTAGAGAGCGATCAGCGTGCGTGACTCCCACGCTGTAGCTGGCCCTCACGTACTTGTTCTGCCAGCCACTGGCTGCACCACTGATCGGCGCCAGCTCCAGGACCTCCGCATCGAGGAGTAAGCGCATAAACCGATCGAAGGCGCGAGCCTTGCCGGGGATGTCGGCCGGGAAGTCGAACCGGCCAGGAATGTCGATCTGTAGGAATGCCCGTGGTGGCGTTCCCAAGCCGAGGACATCGTCAGTTAAGACGAGTTGCCGGAGGATGCGATTCACCTCGCGCCATCGCCGACCAAGATCCGCCTGATATTGACGAACGATGCCAGCGGTTCGCGTCGGATCGCCACGGGGAAGAGTAACCTGAAGGTGACGCCGGCGACGAACGAGAACGGTCATGCCTTGAATGCCTCTTTCCTGGCCTGCTCCACCTGCTCCTCACGCAAACGACGATGGGCATCGGGAATGCCGGAGACGAGGTCAGGGGTGCGAACGAGAAAGATACTCCCGTGCGGATCTTCGATGGCCACGACCATACGACACATCGCCATCATTGAGTCTGCATCGCTCTTCAGCCTGGTGACCGCCTCCTCCCAATCCAGCACCCGCACTGCCACTCGATCCTTCGGCCATCGCCCCAGCTTCAGGAGCTGAGTGCGTACGGACCCCATGGTCATCTGCTCGATGATTCCATAGCAGCGGAAGAACTCGTTCTCTCGCGGTTTGATCAAGTCGATCACGGCAGCACCTCTCCGTTTCGCGCGGCCAGGTACTCTCGGACCTCCATGATCCCGTGGTGCGCCTCGTCGATCTCCGCCGTCAGAAGACCTTCCACACCGATATATTTTCGCTGCCTGTCGGCGACGTCTATGATGAGCACCTCTAGCGCCTGGATCTCCGCTCTGATCGCTGTCGAGTCATCCTCGATTCGATCGGTCCAACGGCCAACGAACCAGACGCCGGTGACCAACGCGATCACAGCCCCGAGGCTGGTCGTCAGCCTCATGTTCTTGTCCACCGTCAGGTCTCGATCCCGACGGTTTCGGTTTTCGTCAGTCATCTCTGTGCCCCTTGCTGCGGTCATGGTGCTCGTCGTGCTCGTGCGGCGGGACGTTCACCGTCACGTCGTCGCCCTCGTTGATCACTTCCACGTTCACCACATCCGGCGGGCGGGTCGCGATGTCATGAAGCTTCTTCACGGCGATGATTCCCAGCACCACCCATATCACGTTACGGACGGTGCGCTCGACGGTGCCCGGTCCCTGGGACTGGGACTCCTGATCAGCCGCGATCTCAATCCGGAGTGCTTCCAGGTTCCTGTTGAGGTTCGCGATCATCGCGCTGTCCGACATGACGTTGATGTTGTTGGTGATCTCCAGCGGTGGCAGGTTCACGTTCACATCGGGCACGAGAGTTCTCTGTTCCACCTGGGCCGACAGTGGACTGACCCAGAGGACTCCCGTGACAAGCAACAGGCAAAACCTCCAGTCGCTCCGTAAAGTCTGTGGGCTATACCTCTGGGCCAGTCTCATCATCATCCTCCTAGGTTTCCGAAGGCGGCTGCCAGGATTCCAGCCAGGTCGTAAATCACCTGGAGAATCCGCTCCGCCGTCGGTGGGTGAACAATCAGCAAGATGACCACGAGCACGCCACCAAAGAGAGCCGCCTTTGGCCAGGTGACGGTGTCGAGCCACTTGGAACTCACGCGACCTCCGCTTCCTCAGCCGGCGGTGGCAACTGTGCTGGCGGCACGGGCTCCTCGATCACCAGCGTCTCGTCGATCAACTCGAAGAATGCCTCCTCCGCTCCCTCGGGTGGGTCTGGTGGGACCGCCGTCAGCCCCAGCATCTGTCGTCCCTCCCACGGCTTGATGAGAAGGTCGGCCTGACCACCGGGCGCGAGCATGGTTGCCGTCTCGGCCTTCAGCTTCGCGATCTCCGCGAGTTGCTTCTCTGATGGCGAGTCCAGCGGCGCCCAGAAGACCTCGTAATCGGGGATCTTCACACCCAGCATCGCGAGGCGATTGAAGAATGCCCGGACGATGACGGGTTCCACGTGGTTGTTCTGCCGAGCGACGATGGTGGCATGCCATTGCTGCTGATCCTGACTGCTGGCCAACTCACCACGTTCGGAACCGAACAGAACTCGCTCGGGGATTCGAGCCGTGGCGCTGATGAGCTGAACGATCGCCTCGTACGTGGGCCCTGGGTCAACCGTGCCGCTCTGGGCGATTCGATTCAGCTCCACCCCGCGGGTTTGGACCACTCGCCGTATTCCCTGCATCGCCTCGATCAGATCCGCCTCGAACTGCTCCTGATCTTCCTCGTCAACATCCACGTCCGGGTCGATGTCTGCGTGCAGCACGCCGGCCACCGCCACCCAGAAGATCTCGGCTGCCGAACCGATCAGCTTGTTGAGATCGTCGAGCTTGTTGATGACCCGCTCCAGCCTGGGAATGCCGAACGTCTCATCATCCACCAGATTCTCAGCGACGTGAATGACTCGCGACCAGTGAACCACGGAAGATCGGCTGCTGCCAGTGCCACCTCTGTCGGACCCAGTGTTGAAGTCAACGTTGTAGGTCTCGGGGAGCCCGAAGCGAGGATCCATCTCATCGGTCACCCAGGAGGCGATGTCGGTGAGTCCCTCGTGGAATGCCTTCAGGAACATCACATCCTTCAGACTCGTCAATCCCTCCAGCGGCTCCCGCAATGTCTCACCCTCTCCCTGCCCTCGCGCCCCAATGAGCAGGAGACCATACCTGCCGATGCCTGAGAGCCGGTCGATCTGCGCCATCTTGGCCCAGAGCCCGATGCGATCGTCCAGCTCATCGACCTCATCAAGAAACGTCTTCCCCTCACCACGATCCGCGTCATCCTCCAACCTCAGCTCCGGCGGAAACCGCCAGCAGGTGTCAGGAGGAAGATCAACGATCTGACTGGCGACGTCCCCACGCGCGTAGAAGCTTAGGTACGTCTCCACATCGGGGGAGTCGCGATAACCCAGTGTGGGCCACAGATCTCGGAGCCCACCAAATGTCTTGCCCATCGACCGGGCCAGACCGCCCGCCCGACTGAACAGCGAACCCAACACCCTCCAGGCTTTGCTCATGATGCTTTCCTCTCTCTAGCTTGTGAGCCCCACCGCATTCCCTTCCGTCGTTTGCCCAGCATCAGCCAGGTCAACACATGCACGAGCGCGTCGAGACGATTCGGTGACCAGGGGTCTCCTGCCACCCAGCTCGTCATCTCAATTTCGAGTTCCGCGAACTGTCCGACGTGAAACACCTCTTCGTTGTCATACAGCGTGGACACCGGTTCGGCCCGTATGGTCTTCCCTCTGCTGGCGACGACGTACTCGAAGGGGATCCTTCGCAGACCGGCCGCCGCCTTGATGTTCCCCTCAACCATGTCCCCACCATAATTCCTCTCACCGATGATCTTGTCCAGCTCGTATTCATCGTAAACATCGATAAGTTTGTTGCCCCAATTGAGCGCCCCCAGATCTCCTCGCTGCGTCGCATCGCAGAACACGTATCCCTTTCCATCGTATCCGACCCCGGCGCCGACGATCCCGATCTCAGCCGCACCACCCGAGGGGTCACACGCCACGGCCGCTCGCTTCAGCTCGGGCAGCCGATCCACATACTGGATGGTGTCCTTCGTCCAGAGCGCCCCCTCGCGTTCGTGAACCTGGTGTTGACACTCCTGCTGGAAGGCTGGGAGACCGATCAGATCCATCAGGTCCTGACACTCCTTGATCCCCTGTCCCTGCCAGGCTGCCTCGCCGCCCGTGATGACGGCCATCCGTTTGTCATCGATCGTCTGCACCTCGGTCCGGAGCCCTCGGATCGCGGGATGGGGACCACTCACCTTCCGCTTAACTAGGAAGGGAGCCCGACCATCTGCGAGCTGTGCAAAGACCCCGTGCGGGATGATCAGATTCTGAATGCCCATCACCGCCACATCCTTGGACCCGGCAGGCAGCAACGACTTCGTGAGAGTGTCGATCTTCTTCCTGGTCGCGTGCGGCGAGTCATGCAGCTCGTCGATGTCGTCAAAGACGATGAAGTCTGGCCGCTGATCATCGACCTTCACGCCTCGGGCCGCGACATCCAACCCAAGTGCGTCGAGGGTAAACAATCCAGCGGTACGAATGCGATTCCGTCGCCACCCCTTGCTGCTCCCGAATTTACTGAGCAGCCTCTGGGCATGGAAGGGATAGAACCGCTCCACCGTGGGTGACTCCAGCATCGCGGCGATGTTACCAACCGACGTGTCGGCCAGGTCCTGTGTGCTGCGCACGTAGAGGCCATACCGCCGGACCCCTCTGGTCGCCACCGCCACCGTCGCGCCCTCCGCACTGGACGATTTTCCTCCACCCCTCGACCAGATCCCCACGAACGGCTCAGACGAGGCACCCAGACGGAGTGACCAGACCCAGTCCCAAAACTCCGCGTGATGTTCGGCAAAATCATCAGTGTACGAGCCGGGAAACATCTTCAGCAGATACGACTTCCAATCATCTTCCCAATCGTACTTCCGCTCGACGATGGGCTTGTGAACCTCTCCCACCTCACCTGCGAGCCGTGCCGCCACCTGATCCAGCATCTGCAGTGCGACAGGATGCGTCATACTTCTACACTCTTAAGAGTGCTGTGTATCTTGGTGGATGCTGGGGTCGACATGTCGAGTCGTAAACATACTTGACAAAGTCCTTCTTGCAGTGGAAAATGGGCCATATGGCATCGCACGCATTCCACTGAGGTGTGGCTGTCATGAGGCGCACGCGTCACCGCTTCAACAAACGTGCGATCCACCGCAGCCCCCTCCACTGCTCGGTCACTCGACTCCACCAGCTCCGCCTCGGCTCCACTGCCGGTGGTCGGCTCCTGCCGCGCTTCTCTCTCAACCTCGCGTACTTTCCTTTCACGTCTGCCTCCCTCCACGCTCGTACGTGTGTGTGTGCAGCTGGCCGGCAGTAGACACGGTAGTCGTCTATTGCGTCTATCATGTCTACTGCGGTCTATTGCCATCTCCATCATCTTATGTCCTACCCACTCAGGGACGCGGCTCATTGAGCGTGCTCCCTTATCGAGTGCATCCTGTATCGTACCACGCACGCTCACCACGCCCGCCTGAGGGTGAGAGAGAGCGTGCCTATTGATGTCTATCATGCCTACCACATCTTACGGGCACCCGCTCCCTCACGTGCATGTGATCACGCCCCGATGAGCCCACGATCGCGTGGATCATTACCCGTCACCACCTGTATCTCGTGTAGGATGG